TCTATAGTAACAGTAGAAGAAAGGGAAAGACAACTAGAGTGTCTTGCTCGCAACATTTATCACGAAGCTGGCAATGAACCGTTTGAAGGTAAAGTTGCGGTTGCTCAAGTAACAATTAATAGATCAGAATCAGGAATGTTTCCATCAGATCTTTGCAAAGTAATTTATCAGAAGAACAAGTTTATGGAAAAGGTAGTGTGTCAGTTTAGTTGGTACTGTGATGGTCCATCTAAAATGAAACTTATTGCAAATGAAACTTACGATGAGTGTTACAAAGTTGCAAAGAAAGTTTTACTAGAAGGTTTTAGACTACCAAGTCTTACTGAAGCATTATACTATCATGCAGACTATGTTAACCCTGGATGGAAAAAAGAAAGAGTTGGTAAGATAGGTCGTCATATTTTTTACAAGGCTTAACATGGAACATTTAGATAGATATTTTAAAACATTTGTACAGTTTTGTAAGACAAGATTAACAACAACTACAGCTGAAACTATTTCTTGGTTAGGTTTAATTCTTATTCACTCTGCAACAGTTCCAACTGTTCTGTCTATTATGGCAGGGTTGAACGACAAAATGCCTCCAGTTGACATGGTGCTTTTAGTATGGGCTGGATTAGCTCTATTTTTTGTTAGAGCTGCTATATTAAAAGATATGATAAACCTTGTAACTATTGGATTTGGTTTTGTTGCTCATGCTGTTTTACTTGCACTGCTTGTGTTTAAATAAATAGTTATTCAGAACATCAATTGAACCCTTATAGAATGCTTTGTTCTATAAGGGTTTTTTATTGGAGGAAATATGAACTTTCTAATGAAAGCATTTGCAATGCTTTTCATTATGGTAGCATTGAATGTAACAGCTCAGACTAATACTAGCACAAGTAGTACAACCAATGGTACAACTACTAACAGTACAACTTTAATAAATCAAGGTAATGCTACATCTTATGATTCTAAAAGCTTAGTAGATACTAATTCTACTTCAAACAGTACAAGCTCAGTAACAACAAATAATATTTCAACTAGTACCAGTACAAATACTAATACAAGTACAGTAAACAGTGTTAGCACAAACACAAATAACAATGTAAATACAAGCACACAAACAAGCACCAACGTTAATACCAATAACAATGTGCAAAGTGGTACAGCAACAAACATTAATGATAATCGTTTATCAGGATCAGTAACTTACAATAACAACAATGTGAATACTGGTACAATGACTTATAATAACAACAATGTTAATTCTTCTACTAGTACAAGTACCAGTACAAACACTAATACAAATTATAACGTCAATAGCGGTACAATGACTTATAACAACAATAATGTAAGCACATCAACAAACATTAACAAAAACGAAAATACCGGGACACAAACTTTTAATAATAATAATGTAAGTTCTTCGACAAGTACTAGCACAGCTACAAACGTAAATAAAAATGAAAACACTGGTACAATGACTTATAATAATAATAATGTAAATGCAAGCACATCTACTACAACAAACACAAATAACAATATTCAAACTGGTGACATGACTAATCGTAATATTAATACAACTACAGCTAATACAACAAATAACAATATTCAAACTGGTGACATGACAAATAGAAATATTAATACAAGTGTAAGTGCGTCAAATAATCAAAACACAAATGTTAACACAAGCACCAATGTCAATCAAAATGTGCAAACTGGTGATATGACTAATCGTAATATTAATGATACTAATATCACTCAGAAAGTGATCCAGCCTCCTCCAACTGCTATAGCGCCTGCTATGATGAGTGGAGGTAGTCCGGATCTGTGTACTACTGGACAATCAGGAGCTGTTCAAACTCAGTTTTTGGGAATGTCTTTAGGTGGAACCCAACGTGACATGAACTGTGAAAGATTAAAACTTTCAAAAACACTTTACGATATGGGAATGAAAGTTGCTGCTGTTGCCACGATGTGTCAAGATAGAAGAGTGTTTGATGCCATGATGCAAGCAGGAACACCATGTCCATTTGAAGGTATGATTGGAGAGCAAGCTAAAGAGGCATGGTTGAAGAATCCAGACAAAATGCCTAAGCCAGTCAAAGAGGGTTGATGAAAGAAAGATTAATTACCTGGTCAATTTTAATAACTTTAATGGTTATTGCTATACTTCCTGGATTTCAATATGGATAAAAATTACAATTATCGTTGGACCAAAGGATTTGGAATCGCTATCCTTATTTTTATTATTTTACTTGCTGGTGCTGCTTTTGGTCAATCAGTATCTTCTGGATCAGTTAATACACCAAGTGGATTTAGTATAGATTTGACAACAGGAAATCTTATTGGTTATGATAGCAGTTTAAAAACTAATAATGGTTGGACAAGTACTAGTGGAAGTTCAGGTGGTTGGGTTCCTTATGGGAGTCCTCAAGGATCATTCAATGCCACTGACGGATATACATTTAGTTATGTTGGAGAAGAACTAGGTGTGGCAGGAGTAAGTCTAAGTTCGTTTCCACACGGTTATCAAAATACTAGTGCTGTATTTGTTACAGGTTTTATGTATGGTTTAAAGTATAGATTTCCGTGTGCTAATCAAATTGGTGGTAATTGTACCGACACTAATGGGCTGCAAGACACTTTGAGAGTAGAAGTTGGTTATTATCCTGCTACTGGTCCTGCTACTTTTTATCTACATCAACTTGGTTTAAAAAATCAAACAGATGGCAATCCTCCTTATAATATGACATGGCAAACATTAGCAGAGACTGTTACATTTGCTGGTGCTAAGCCACTATCACAAGCAGGATCTGTGAACATGGGTATCTACGGAATGGATGCTGGATTTTGGGCCTGTATAATGCCAACTTGTTATGGACCTCAGGTTAAAGATGCTTATATTAGAGCGAATTATAGTGTAGATCCTTGTATACTAAATCCTGCATATAATCCAAGTTGTCCTGGATTCAATCAAGTCTTACAAGGACCTTTAAGTCCTTTAATTTGGAACAATTACAACATTGCAACAGCATTACCTCATATAGGAGGTGGAGTTCAATTACATGGATTTGATTATGGATTTGGATATTATGCTGGAGATTATTGTACAGCACAGTTTATAATTTGTTGGTCCTCAAGTGGCGCAAATGGTAGAAATGTTTCATTGAACATTACAGATAAATTTGGTAACAGTTTGTTTACTGATTCTTGGTGGGTAGAGGGAAATTATAGTGGCGGCTCAAGAAGTGGAAGTATGTTGTTCACCGAAACTAAAAACACATTAAATATGGGCAACGTAACTTGGAATGCTTATGGTGGCTATGGTGATAACATGGGATTATCATTTTACACTAGACCTATTTGGACACCTGATCCATGTTATGACCAACCATTGTATAGTAAAAATTGTTCCAATTTTGATGCTGAAATAAAACGTTTAGCTGCCGAACAGAAAACAATACAAGAAAAATCTTTAGCATCAACAGTAGCCAATATTTCCACTACTTCACCAACACCACAAGGTTCAGTAACTAATACTGTAAATGATGCTAATACATCAAACCCTACAGTAACAACCACTACAACAACTAATATTGAAACTAATACAACAACATCACCAAAAGCCTCAAGTAGTTCTACAACTGCTGCTGTGGCAACTGCAACTGATGAAACAACAAAGGCTACCAAGGTTGATATTAGAGAATCACAAACAGCCGGTTCATCTTCTACAACTAGAGTGGAAGTAAATCGTGATCATTCTTCAACATCATTTGCTTTATCATTAATAAACCGTAATCAAGATCGTGAAACAAACATAGCAATGCAAGCCAGCCAAAATGCTATTAAAGAAGGTGAGCAACGTGGTATGCAATCAATGAGACAAGCTGAAAGAATAGTTATGGATCAACAACAAAAAATGATTCAAAATAATGGTATGATACCTGAACAAAATATGGCTACTGGTACAGAGTTCAAACCACAAAATCAAAATAACGGTATGGCTATGTTGATAACACCACCGCAGTCTACTTCAGTTGTTCAAGTTCAAGTTCTTCCTAATTTTGCTAATCCTCAAATATCACAACAAGCAAATAATCAGGCTTCCCAACATGTAGATACAGTTGTAAATTTTAATAATAATGTCTTTACAATTTCAGCTCCTGTGGTTCAAACGCAAATTGCATCGATTGCTCCAGTAACATCAGTCCCGATAATCACTCAAACACAATCTACATCTGTTGTTTCTGTATCACCACTCAACATTCAACAACAATCAATTCAACAAAATAGTGTAGTTGTAAGAGATGAAACAATTACCAAGTATGAAATTAAAGAAACAACTTCCACACAAACAAATTTTGTGACTGATAGAACGAATCCAATTACTGAACTAGTAGATAGTAGTAAACCAATACAACAAGTAATCAACACACAAACAAACACAAGTAATGTTAAAAGTAATGTTCAAGACAACGATGCAGCCGCTGGAATTTCTATTGATACTATTGCTAGGACTCCTATTGGGTTTAATAGTTATATGGTAGCATTAACAGATGCTTCTTTCTATACACCTAAAGAAATTTATAGAAATCAGAAAACTATTGACAATGTTAGAGCATTAAGACAATTAGCAAGTGACAGGCTCCACCAACAAATGGTGGATCAACAATACTTACCGAGGTAAACATGTCAGAAGAAAAAGTAGACCTTAATAAGAAGGTAGATGAACTAGAAGCAGCAGCTAAAAAATATGCAAGCAAAGATACTGTTATTAGTATAGGAGGTTATGAATTCACTCCTGCTAAACTTATGATAGCAGCAACAATAGTAAGTTCTACATTAGGTGGACTGTATGGTGTCTTTGAAGTGTATAAAGATTACATGGGTATGAAAAAGAAAATTGCTGAGTATGTTTCTCCTGATTTTTCTGAGTTTGATAAACGACTAGCTGTGATTGAAGAAAACTCAGCAAAGACAGCAAAAGCAGTTCAAGAAGGATCAGATAAGACAGCAGAATATACTCGTGATATTAAAAATGATCTTAAGAATGATATACGTCGTATTGAAAAGACTGTAGAAGAAGTAGAACGTAGTAATAAATCCCAGCAACGTGAGATAGATAGAACAGTAGCAGAAGTTAAAACAGAAGTAAGATCTATCCAAAAATCTGCTGATGCTTCAATGAATGCAGCTACTAAAGAAATGAATAGAATGGCTGCAGAAAACACAAAAGCTATAGCAGCTAATAATAAAGAGGTGGATACAAAATTGAAAAACTTAGAAAGAAAGATTAACGATGATTTGAAAAAAGCGTTGGATAATCCATTAGCAAATAAATGAGGAGGCCTTTGTTATTTGTCACTAGGGAAAAAGAATTAGAAATTATTCAAAAGCTAGAAACTTTAGTTGACAACAGAAAATTCCATCCTAGCACAACCGCAATCATTCAAGCAAGTGTAGATTTTGCAGGAACAGTTGCAATGCACTTAGCTCACTCATGGTCTGTAAAAGGTGAGATTATACCAATCATACCAATAGAAGTAACGTATCCAGATGAAACTTATAATTATGTAAGACGAAAGTTTCAATATGATATGGAATGGCATCTAAAGCATGTTAGCTATCAGAGGTTTGTAGTGATAGAAGCAGGAATTATCAGAGGAGGAAATTGGAAATGGATATTAGAAGAATTTGAAAATCTTGGATTTGGAAAAGATAAAATTACATTAGTGACAATGTATGAAAATATCCACTCTCAAATTAAATCAGATTATGTTGGTGAATATTACGATGACACAACTCACGATTTAACTTTTTACTATGAAAAATTCAATAAACATTGGCCTACAAATTAAGGAACTATCATGACTGAAGAGAAAAAACAACCTACTAGAAGTGAACGTGAAGCTGCTATCAAAGATAAAGCAGGGTTTGTGATTGTTTTTCTTGCAGCTTTACTAGCAATTAATACTATGATTGGTGGAAGTAATAGTAGTAAAATTCAAAATAATACAATTCAAGCTAATAATATGTGGGCCTGGTACCAGGCTAAAAACGTTAGGGGTGTATTGTATGAGATAAGTGCAGCTGAAGCAAACAAACCAGAGAACGCTGAAAAGTTTAAAGCTGAAGCACAGAGAATGAGTGATGATAAGAAAGATATTATGGAGAAAGCTAAAGCTCTTGAAGCTGAACGTGATGAAGCTAAGAAACGTAGTCCTTGGTTTACATGGGGTGGAAGCATTCTTCAGATTTCAATTGTTTTACTAACTGCTAGTATTCTTGCTGCTAGCATGCCAATGTTTTATGTAAGTACAGTGGTTGGAGCTATAGGAGCTTTGATAGTTAGCCAAGCTCTTTGGATGTGGGCTCCGTGGTTAGGCTGATTCTTCTAAGTGTCCTTTTTTTAAGTGGGTGTTCTGATTATTACAGATATCCTTGTCAAAATCCAGACAACTGGGATAAAGATATTTGTAAAAAACCTTACTGTGATATAAACAAGACTTGTCCAGAACACATATTTAAAGAAGAAGCCAAAAAGGAGTGTAAATAATGCAAGAAATGATCGATAAGATGTTAGGTAAAGAAGAATCTAAATCAGATCCGACTAGGAGTAAGAAAGGTGAAAGATATACAGAGAATGAACTCATGGTTCGTCTCAAATTCATCATCGGTTGCTGCCTTGCTTTTACCCTTATCGGTATTGTTTTTACTGTGTTGTATAGCATTATGTTCGTTACTCAGCCTCTCAATGCTATTAGCCCTATTGATCAAAAGTTTTTTGAACTAATTATTCCTGTAGCAACGTTTCTTTGTGGGACTTTGTCTGGAATCATGTTAGCTGGAACAGGCAAAGAAGCTGCTATGGCTGGTGCAGCTGCTCAACGACAAGCAGACAAAGACGCAAAGGACAAAGATGTTAAATCAAAGTCTGAATAGTTTTTTTGATTTGTATGTTGCATATTTTATTATGATGTGGTATGGTCCGTTTTTATTCATTGGGAGCGATCCCTGTTAACAAGGAGAAGTTATGAAGTTATTGATCACATTGTTTGCTGCTATTGGCATTGCTCATGGTGCCTATGCTCAAACGCCACCTGCACCTAAAGGTAAACCTGCAACTGAAGCTGCTAAGGCAGCAGATGAGGCTCGTGTAGATAAGGCTAAGGAAGACGCTGCTAAGAAGCCTGAACCTAAGAAAGAAGCTCCAAAAGCAGAACCTAAGAAAGAAGCAACAAAGCCTGCCGCTGCTCCTGCACCTGCAGCAAAGAAAGATGAGCCAAAGAAGGAAGAAGCTAAGAAATGAAGGTAGAGATTGGTCCATACAATGATGATAATGTTGAAGGATTTGAACGTAAAATAGTCGTTCATATTGACGACTATGATACATGGAGTATGGACCATACTCTTGCTCCAATCATAGCACCCATGCTCAAGCAGCTCAAAGCTACTAAGCATGGGGCGCCTTATGTTGACGACGAAGACGTTCCGGAACATTTGAGATCAATTAATGCCAAACCTAAGGAAAATGAATGGGATACTGATGAATTTCATTTTGATCGTTGGGATTGGGTTTTAGATGAAATGATTTGGGCGTTTGAGCAGCATAGTTCAGGAGATGATACACATCAATTCTTTGATCATTCAGAAGCTGATGAAGCTAGAGCGAAAGCTAAAGAATCGGAAACTGAACAAGATTTTAATGATTTTCTTAAAAAGATTAAAGTGGATCGCGAAGGTCTAGAAGCACACGAAGAACGTAAAAGCAAAGCATTTAAATTATTTGGAAAGTATTATCAATCATTATGGGACTAAATGTATCAGTTGTAACCGACTTTCCTGAGATCCCATTCAATCCAGTTAAGTCAGTAAAAGATTTCCAAGAGGAAATTGACAAACTTGTAAAAAATAAAGGAATGGAGTATATTGAGGCAGTAGTATATTTTTGTGAGTCCACAGGAATGGAAATTGAGAGTGCTGCTTCATTGATCAGGTCTAGTGCTAAAATGAAGGCAGTGATTCAGAACGAAGCTGAAAATCTAAATTATTTACCTAAAAGTGCAAGACTTCCTATATCAGACAGTTAGCGAAAAACAAGCATTTGAGGCATACAAGCTGTATGTCGCAATCAAAAATCACTTCACAAACCCAACTTACGATTTCTTCAAATATAATGGAAGAACTAAGGCATCTTTCAAGACATTTGAGAAAAGACCAGATAAGTATTTTTTCTATAAACTAGCAGACAGGAAAGATAAACTTGAGTATCTTGTTGCAAACTTTGTTTCTGGTGCTGATAACTGGATTGGTGATCTGGTTAACAATGCAGAGGGGGAGAGATGCTATCGAAGACTTATTGGTTATCGCGATAGCCTTACATATCAGTTTACTCTCGATCTGGATAGGCTTTTGGAACACTTTGATAGTAATTTCTTGGTGACCGGTGGTCAGCATCCACCTTTACTAATCAAGTATCTTAGAAATGAAATCCAACTAGAGACTATGGTTATTCTTGACAGTCTCATTAGTTACACTAAACATTGGAACAAAAAGATTGAAGATCCTGTTGTTTGGCCTCGAGTATCATTGAAAATTAAGAAGTTTAAACCGTTTTTGTCATTTGATCAAGATAAACTTAAAAAGTTGGTCGTTGACAAATTTTCTTCATAGCATTAATATAAATACTCCATTCGGTATGCGAATGTGGATAAACTTAATATAACTTATACATTTTATACAAGGAAATATATGGCTACTAGCTTTCAAGCATTACGTAAGAACTCTGCTTCTGCACTTAATAAGCTCACCGAAGAGCTCACAAAACTAAATTCAAATGCTCCCCAAGAAGATGAACGGTTCTGGAAACCAACAGTCGATAAGGCTGGCAATGGTTTTGCAGTGATTCGTTTCCTTCCCGCTCCAGCTGGAGAGGATGTTCCGTTTGTTCGTATCTGGGATCATGCTTTCAAAGGTCCTGGTGGTTGGTATATCGAGAAATCGTTAACTACTCTCGGTGAAGCAGATCCAGTTTCAGAGTACAATATGGAACTTTGGAATACCGGTCTTGAATCTAATAAAAAGATTGTACGTGATCAGAAGCGTCGTCTATCTTTTGTCAGCAACATTTA